ATTCAAGACAACCAAGCCACGCCAGTGACGGTTTGATAGTTTGTCCATGTACGACTCATCATGTAGATAGTAACTACCAGCGATGATACCGCAAATAGGTTTCCCATCAGCACGTTTACCATAGGCAATTTGCTTACCCTGTTGGTGACCAGCCACGACAGACATATGAAGCTTGTTGACCAGAGCACTAGTGGTTCCTGCTGGACGCCCCATAGCACCGACAGGCCAATAGTGATTAAAACCAACACCATTGATAAAGACAGGATGGAGAAAGTCGTGAACTTCCCAATCTTTGAGATTAAGATGATCATATGTCATTAATCCTTCTAGCATTGGGTTGTTTTCAACAGCCCGAGTAAGTCGGTTACAGTGGTTTCCTTTTAGAAACACTAAACGAGGCTTATACACCTTATGTTTAGATTCCTTCTGTGTTTTCTGAAGAGTCTTCAAAGGAGCCAGCAATACATCCATTCCTTTATTCCCTGCGTCAACGTCAGCAAGATAGCGCTTACCTTCAAAGTATTTGCTACCTGATTTGTCGTGACTACTCAAACTAGGAAAATCCCAATGGTCTCCTAAATGAACAACAACGTCAGGACGGTAATCACAGATAGCCTTACCTGCCCACTCAAGGTGCTCGGTAGGAGTATCGGGCTTACACTGTGTATCAGGGATACATAGAATACGTAGTGGTTTATCCATTAAGCCCTCGTGTAGTTCGTCCTGAATTAACAGAATGTGTTACCCATTGAATATTTTCCACTGTATAACCTTTTGTAGAATCAATACGGTCTGGAGTAGGCGCTAACTTTTGAGCATACCCGCTACCTTCATATTGATAGAACAATGTCCGAAACATAGGAGAACATTTTGCAAATTCATAAAACAATTCCTTGTCCATGAGTTCTTTTCCTAAATACAAATGAGCTTTCTTACTCTGAACACCTGTAATTCTGCTTTTCATGTTTCGGTACATTCGCATAAGATATCCATTCATGGTTTTCTCGTACGTCCTTGTATCCTGATTCTTGTTAAGCAGTCTTCGATTTCGTTGATATTCCAACCGTTCTTCCTTAGTCATCAGTCTTCGTCCTTAGTGAAGTACTCACCAGTCCAAGGGTCAAGATAGTCATGGTGATTATCATACATCGTACTCAACCACTTAGGCTCTTCCAAGCGTACTTGATTCTTAATGTCATAGCCAAACACTGACTCTAAGAACTTTACATAGCCGTCCATGCACTCATGCCACGTAACTCCGGGTGTCTCAATGATTTTCGTATACGTCTTGCCATCACAATCAACGTAAGAGAACCCAAACACTTGCATAATCTCTTCTTTATCGATCATCGCCAGATCCTTTCAAAGTATTGTTAATCTGTCGTTGTGCCAGCTTCTTCAGGTTCTGACTTGCAATATCAGCCAAGCTCCAGCCCATTACTGTAGCCAAGCCAGCGATCTGCCAGAACACATCACCAACTTCCTTCTGCATACCTTCTTCATCCAAGATACCATCTCGAATCCACTTGGCATACTTACCTGCAACTTCACCAGCTTCAGAGGTAAGGTTAGATACCATGTAAGCAGGGTTCTTAGCAGTCTCTAGCGCTGTCTTAAACGCTAGTTCTTGATACTCTTCAATCAACATACAGGGTTACTCCAGTTAACGACAACAAAAGATAAAGTAAGATACTTTGTAGTATCTCCCGGGTGCATATAGCGAGTCACTTCAAAGCCACCAGAGCCTGTCATGAACTCAGGACTTGGATCAGCATTGTACGCAATCTCCAATAAGTATCGAGCCATCCGCCGAAGTTCACCGATGCTGACCTCTTTATCTGGACTATCAAAGTAATTCCATTCCAAGAAATCCATAACTTTCTTGACCTTACTAAAGTCAAATTCGTCTAGCAAGTCTTCAACCTGTTCAATACGCATTATTCAATTCCTTTGCATAAAACAATTCTTTAACAGCAGGGAACTGTTCACAAACGATCAGCTTAACCTGCTCCGCTACCTCACGATGTTCCTTCTGCGTAGCCTTGTCACAGCGAATATCCACATAGTGAAGCCAACTACGCAGATTACCTGCCATGTACATACGGCTCATTGTAAGGCCTTCAGGCAGTAGCTTACGTGCTTGCTCCTTAGCAATACCTTTAGCCAATGACATATTGTACATCAACTCAGCATCATCGCGTACACGCTTTTGAGCTTGGAACCACCAGTGATGTAGATCAGAGTCTCCCACTTCAATGCTGTTCTGTCGATTACGTACATCCTGCAAGCGTACCTCAGACATCTCAAAGCCTTGCACAGCAGCATATCGCTGAGAGAACTCTTGAAAGCTGAAGCTGCGGTGACGCAAGATCTGACGAGCAATGTCACGAGTAGTCTCAATCTCCAAGGACAAGTGAACCATTTCCAAAGGCGACCAGTGCTTGTTGTTGATCAAATACTTCAACAGCTTTGGGCCTGACTCCGTGGCATACTGGTTGTCTGGATTAGAGACACGAGCCATGTACGCAAGAAGATCTTGAGCATCTTTGATACCTTTCTCAACAAGTCCCGGTGCAGGGACGGAATAACAAACCAATGATACTTTACTCAACTTCAATCCTTTCATTGCTCAGCAAACGTCCAATGATAGAGTCCCACAAACCTATCTTAATAAGGTAGTCTCGTTCGTTTTTGGTAAACTTATAAGTTACTATTACTTGTTTCTCAGTCTTTACATTCATTTAACCACTCCTCAGGGATAGTCTTATCAGAAAAGAGATATCCATTTTTTCTACACCACATTGCGTAGGTTGTTTTGGATGTCTTACTGATTCGTGCATTTGAGTTTGAAAAAATAAATCTAATATCGAGTTCAGGATTATGTTTCTTAACCAACAAATGCTTCTGACGATCAGGCGCTAAGAAGCGCCCTTTAGTCTCCACAATGATCCCGTTTGGAAGTTGAAAGTCAGGAGTGTACACATGAGAGGAAGCAGGTTTAATGTATTTCAGCTTAACCTTCTCGTATGTGTACTCAATCCCTAACTTATCCAACTGTTCCGCTACTCGCTCTTCAAGTCCTGACCTGAATCCGTACTTAATTGCAACTTGTTTGGCGGTTGCCATATTTGTCCTTCTTCTCTGCGCAACCATAAAAGTCTTGCTTGCTCTGTAAGATACTCAACCGTATGGCCAAGTTCTTGATACTTTCCCCACGCTGCTTGTAAAAGTTCTTCTTTAGTCGTTGCATCTTTAAGAACCTTCTCTGCCTTTTTAGGGCCAATACCAGCCAAGCACGGGATGTTATCAGTCCTGTCCCCAGTGAGTAACTGAGTGCAGAAAGACCTGTACGCTGTGAACTCATTGACATAGTATCTTTCATCCTTTACAGGATTGTAATGCCAGCCTTGAAGCTGATCGAGATCCTTATCCACATGCACAATCCAGCACTTATCCAAGAGCTTGGTGGAGTCAATGGCGACAGTATCATCAGCTTCCTCGCCTACCGTCAGGATAGCATCATGGCGCTTGACTAGATGCTCTCGTAAGGCATCGTAGTGCTTAGGCTTGACTGCATCCTTACGGTTGCCTTTATAAGGGACTGTCTTGGCAATGTCATAACGGTAGTTAGATTTACCTGTGATCCAAGCTAGATAATGATCAGCCTTGAGTTTCACGTAGATAAAGTCTTCTAACCACTCCGTTAATCGTGCTTTAGCGATGCCACTTGGCTCATCCTCCGTACTGAAGCCAATACGGTAGACAAGGAAATCAGCATCAACTAGTGCAATCTTAGGTTCCTGCTTAGAGGATGTCGTCATCGTCACCTTCAGCGTCACCGCCATAGACAACCAAGTCAGTCACAATGATCTTACCGATGGACGGAGCAGCACCGAACTTACTCGACATTTTGTGGCGATAGCTACCAACCAAAGCAGTGATCTTAGTACCGTTACCAATCTTACTAATGTCCACTGGATTACCTTCAGTGTCCACAGGCTCAAACACAAACTTAGACTTACCAACAATGTAATTACCCATTGTGTCTTTGTTTTTGATCACGATGCCCAAGCCTTTAAGAGCCTCACAAGCCTTGTCAGAGAGCATACCGACTGTACACTCATACTTGGTGTTGTCTTCATTGAACTTGGTGTTGAATTCCTTCATCCAGTTAGCCCAGAAGATTTGACCTGCGATTTTGACTGGTTTGTTATCCATGATTTAATTTCCTTTAAAATGTTATGCCGTCTTTCCGTGCTGTCATGTTTGGTGATCTACTCACTTCTTCCACTGTATCGGGCTATTCTCCTTGGGACATAGCAATCCCCGGTGATCTTTCGACTCCTTGTATCCCGTTGGCATCCGCTTTCGATCATAACTTGGTACGAGTAGAGGGTCACGATCCCTCAATCCTTCTCAGGCGGCAGATTTTAAGTCTGCTGTGTATACCAATTCCACCATACTCGCGTCTTGCATATATTATAGCAGCATTTAACACAAAGTCAAGCACTGTTACAATTATTTTATCAGATCAGTGAGTCTGTCTCCAGTTAGCACCAATCTTGTACTCACCATCCAAAGGACAGCGAAGTTTATAGTGTTCTCCTGCCTCAATGATTGACATTCTAGCAGCAGCTCCAACTATATCAGCAATCTCTTTAGGGCATTCCATCTGAAATTCATCGTGAACATTGGCGACATACTTCACAGGCCACTTATTAGCCTTGACCTTATTGTCAAAGATCACGAGAGCCTTCTTCATCACGATGGCTCCAGCACCTTGGAGGAGCGAATTGAGGGCAGCGTGTTCTGATCGAACCCAAATACGTCTCCCATCAAGTCCGGGAACCCACCCTTTTGCTGCCTGCTTTCCGACTCTTTCGATGAGTCTTGCAAGTGAGGGTGTTTGTCGCAGAAACTTTGATTTGAGTTCTTTACCAACTTTAGCAGTTCCTCCAACGATACTTCCAATCTTTGCATCGCCAGCTCCGTAGAGAAAGGCATAGATGAATGTCTTTGCATTGTCTCGTGTAGCAAGTCCAGCAGCTCGTTGGTTGACCGTATGTACATCTGTACCAAGCTTTGAACTTCCTTCTGTAACTGTTCTGACATAATCATTATCCTTCATATAGTGAGCCAACATACGAAGCTCCAGACCTGAAGCATCGCAACCTACCAACACATTACCTTCTTCAACAGTCCAGCATTCACGGCACTCAGGGCCATAGATGCTACCTGCATTGGGAATCTGAGCCATGTTAGGACTGCTATGGGTCATCCGGCCTGTAACAGCACCGTTAGTGATGACCTTACCGTGAACCCTACCGTCCTTACCCACAGCTTCCATCCAAGACTCGATCTGACTGATACGTTTATTCAGCATCAGATACTCAGCAATGACCTGAGCCTCTGGTATCTTGATGCCTGCCAACACAGTCTCGTCAATCTTAGGAATACCTGTCTCGGTAAACTCCTTAGGCTTCCAACTGAGTTCCTTCAGTCGTTCTCCAATCTGCTGTCTACTTCCGGGGTTGAAAGTAACCACGCTGTCCTTGAGTCTCTTTCCTGTTTTGTCAGAGTATCGTTCAACAGTGACAGGAGGCCATCTCTGTTGCATTCGCTCATATATTGCTGCCACTTTTGATTTGATGTCAGTAAGTAAGCAGGTCGCGTAGATTTGGTCAAGTTTAAACCCGTTCCTTTCTTGGTGAGCAATGATAGCTGCAACACTGTGTTCAAGCTCCAAAGATTCCAGACTGAACTGTTTCTCATTAAAGTCATTGACTAGTTTGAGATACAGTTTAGCAGTTACTTCGACATCACGTACGCAATAGTCATCAAGAAGCCCATAATGAGGAATATCGAAACATTCACCAGAATACGCTTGAGGACGATCCATAAGCCATGTCCATACTTTCGCATAGTCAATCTTGTGAAACCCAAGTGTCTGTCCCCATGCTTCGAGGCTGTGACCGTTCTCTCGCGAGGGATCGAGTAGCCTGCTTACTATCAACGTATCGTACACTTGATTCAAACGAATCTTCGTCTTCCATAAGCGATTCAATACTGGTGCATCGAAAGCGATGCCGTTGTGCATGACTATCAACGACACGTCCTTTAAATACTCCCGCAGGTTGTCGGCTGCTTTCCATAACTTTACTTCTCCAGTGTCAATGTCTTTGGTTACAACAACATGAATCTTATCATGTGCTAGGTTTGTTTCGCAATCTAGAACTATTCTCATCTGTTTCTTCCAAAGGCCAAAAGTAACTACATTTATCCTTGTCACGAGGAGAGGTCATGAAGTAACTCTGCCTCATGCTAGGCTTTGCCTGTGCTCGATAGCAATCATCAAATGCAGGACAGGAATAGTCATTACACATTGTAATATCGGCGCACATTTAAGTTCTCCATTCTTTTCCAAATTCTTTCTCAAAGGCAAGCTCATAAGCTTGAGAGGCTAATTCAGGCGTTGGGAAATACCCTACATGCTTACACCTGACCTGAGCAACATATGGATTTTTTTTATTATTGTGTACATAAGTTACACCCCTCGGAAGTTTTTTTTCTTTCATCCTACGCCTCGCCAAATTATGAGACTGAGAGCAATCTCTTAGATTAGATATAGCATTATTAGAGGGATTGTTATCTATATGGTCTACAACTCCTTTAGGCCACTCATCTGTATACAACAACCATGCAACTCGATGAGCCATAAAAGTATATCTGATTCCTTGATGTTTTACTCGAAGTGAGCCGTATCCTGTCTTTTTACTGAAGAATACTGCTCTTGCTCCTTCCTTGGCTTTTCCTAAGTCACTTCTCCATACAATATCTCCTGTATTAGGAAAATATAAACATCTATCCTTTAAAATATTTTCTATCATATCTTCCTCATTTAATGTTAAGCCAAAGGCCAATCTGAGCAAAGGCGTAACCTGACCAGATCATCCCGTTAGAGATTTCTCCCTTGCTCCATTGTAGCACACCCACGATCAGGTAGCCAACTCCGGTAGCTCCCACGATCAATTGCTCTACGTTAATCATTCTCGTCTTCCTTCAAAGGTTCCTCTTCCAAGGCTTTACCAATAGGTTCTTCCTTTTCCTTGTTCCTTCCAAAGATAGCATCCCATCGGTTTGCGTAGTCCTCATTGCTCACTTGTTTAGGACGGCTACCTGAGCCTTTACCGCCATGCCATGCTGTCATTTCTGTTCCTTCAAATATTGAATAGCTGATTCCAAGATTGAAACATCATCCTTAGACTTACCAATCATTGTATTACAGTTGGTACAAAGAAGACCGCGAACTTTACCGCTTGTATGGCAATGATCTACGCACAGTGCTGTACTTCCAGATACTGCTCTTCCTTGCTCCACATCATCTTCGTGCCTGCCACAGACCGCGCAACAATAGTTTTGATTCTCTCTCATTTGATTGTATTGCAACAGTGTAATCCCATATCTACGAAGGCGTTGTTCCTTTGCTTTATCAGGATTGTTCTTATACCACTTACTTGATCCTTTCTTATGAATCTCCCTCTTCTCAGGATTTTCCAAGTGTTTCTTTCGGCGGCAAACCATGCAGGTAGAATCTTTATAGGCTTTTCGAGTACCGTCAGATAAGGTATGGTATGTATTTCCAAACTTCTCATCAGGTAACTCTTGGGCGCAAACTTTACATTGTTTCATGTTAACTCCTTTTGTGATCAGTATTATTGTACACTATGTTCACGAAACTGTCAACACTTTTCTGCAAAATTATAAAGATTCTTCCACAACCTCCACAAGTTTGTTAACTTTCTTATCAAAATACAAGTTACCGGCAGGGCCTGTCTCACCTGTAAAGCGTGACTTCAGCAGTCGAAGCTCAGTTGTATTCCGCTTGGCTTCATCATCATTCTGTTGATCCCTCTGAAGACCAATAACTGCATCGGACAGTTGACTGATACCTTGAGTGCCTCGTAAGGAAGACAAACTAATCTCAGCTCCATTTTCCAGTCCTTTACCATCCTGTCTCCGTGTGTGAGAGATACCAAACAAACCTACTGCTGTCTCTTCGACAAAGGTACGCAGCTTAGTCAGTAACATGTCCAAGCCTTTACGCTCGTCTGTATCCATACCTGACAAAATCATCTGGTAGTGATCCAAAATAATCCACTGGCAATTCTGAGCCTTAACCATGTAACGCAGACGGTTCAAAACATTGTCAATATCCAGAGATCCGAAATGATTGAACAACACACAGCGTCCTGTACCCATTGTCTTCTGATAAGCCTGTTCAAGCTCCTCTTCGGTGTACTCCGTCTGAGGCAAATGTAAAGGCTTACCAGCTTCAATGGACATGATACCCAATGCAGTACGCTCAGGAGATTCTTCCAAGAAAGCCATACCAATATTGTCGTTTGTCGTCACCAACAAATGATGAATCAACTGCCGCAGAAAAGTTGACTTTCCTTGTCCTGTACCTGCCGCAATAGTGATAAGTTCACGTTTACGCAAACCTGCCATCATGTCGTTCAGCTTAGCATAAGGCCATGAGGCATCTGGAAGCTGTTTAGGCTTACGAAGCTCCTCCCACAAATCCTTACCGTTGATAATTCCGTCAGGTGTAAAAGGAGCAGCTCTCCACCATTCGTTAACAAAGTCCTTGGTAGCTCCTGCAATAAGGTAGTCACAAGCATCCTTGTGTCCACTCTTGTGTTGCATGATCTTGGCCTTGTTACCGAACAACTCAGCAACTTCCTTAGCAGCCTTCTTCCCCGGCTCATCGGCATCAAAGCAGATCACCACAGAGTCAAAGCTGTTCAACCACTCATATTGGGCTTTACAGTCCTTCAGAGCAGCCTGAGCACCATTACGGATACTCACTGTAGGGTAGAGAGACCCTTGCATCTGGAAAGCAGCGAGAGCATCAAGCTCTCCCTCTGTGATCGTGATAGCCTTTCCTCCAGAGTGAAAGAGAGACTGACCGAATAGTGTTGCTCCCTTGAAGTCTCCGGAGATGGTGAATGTCTTTGTAGAAACAGTGCGTTGTTTAACAGCCGTTCTAACTCCGTCTCCGTCAGTGTAAGGATAATACTGTTTGTCTCCATCGGTTGTTACTCCATACTTTTCACAGGTTGCTTGACTTATTCCCCGATCAGGGATTGCTTTAACGAGTCCCGGTGTACTAATGTCCATCTTTGTTACTTTCTTGGGAGCCATAGCGTCCCTCATTACCGTTCGTTCATCGTAAGCACCTTCGTGCTCTGTCGTACCGCAATTAAAGCAGTGTGTATGGCCATCGTCATAGAGCGAGTTCGCGTCAGAGCTACCGCAGTGCTCGCAAGCGATATGACGTAGAAACTTGCTAGTCATGTGTTCTTCTCCTTGAGTTTGGCTTCGGTTGTCATCACGTCTTTCAGAGTCATCATGGCTGGCCTTTCTCTGGTGCGGCGGCGAGCAAAGCTGCCCAAACAGCACCCGCAAATGCTGCGCCGTCTATGATTTTGCTGCCTACATCCTCATCACAGACGGCAAGCATCTCTTGTGTCGGTGTCATGGGAACCATCTTCCACCCTTCTGGCACATGAGCCGCCTCCAATTTCTCAATCGTGATCTGCTGCGCCCGTACCAGTGCGCTCAGACGTTGGATTTCGTCTGCGGGTGGGGTGGTGTAGAGCTTTGTCCCCACTGGCAACTCTTTCAATCTTTGAAAGTCTTCTGCTGAAACATGAAAACAGTTGAACTGCTGTGTTTGCAGCTTTGTCGCCACAGGCTCTACGTCACTGCGTGACTGCTGCACAGGTGCTGCCAACGGCGTAGCCGTGAGAAGGGCTTGCTTGATGGCGGTGATGGCATCATGCGCTTGGTCGCAGTCCTTCCCTGCAACAGTGTTGCAGTAATACTGCTCAAGCAGGTTTTCCAACGCCTCCAGCGACAGCTTCAATGCTTCATCCTTGCTCGGTTGCTTAGGCGCACACCCATTCTTCAGGCAGTGCGCGACTGTTTCGCATTTGTCACAGATCATTTTTGGCTCCTTGGTGCAAATCTTTGCAGCGGGTTTTGTTTCCATGCGGCTTTGCGCTTGGGTTTGTATGGGACACAAGCTGGTGCATGAAGACTGGTCTCAATGGTGTGCCCCGCAGAACCAAACGGAAATACAAGGCTTTTTGCAAATCCATGTGCTTCTACTTGGCTCCAGCCTTCAAATACTTTGACCACATGAAACCAGCCCTTGCCCATTTCCGTTACTGTTGCTCCTTCTTCAAACTTTGTCGGGTTCTTGATGAAATAGCTCACGGTGTAGGTGGTCATGTCTTCCCCCTTGCTCGGATGGCTACGCCAATTGAGTACACATCGTCTCTGCCATTAGGCCAGTCATCACACACCTTTGCACACGCCTCACGCTCTACGCTCCGCTCATCAGCACGAACAAGGGCTTCAAAGGCTTTAAACATTTCATCGGCATCAATTTCATTGTCATCATTGCCTTGAAGCAAACCGTACTTGTTGAATGGAAAGCCCGCCTCGAGGGCCATGTCTATGGTGTCTCTCATACATTCACTCCGTTCGTCATGTCAATTCCTTGTCAATAGTCATCATGATAAATTTGATCCTCAATCAAGCCCCATGACTCCATGATCTGAGTGTCTAAGGAGGCTAGATCATTCTGGTCAAGGGTATCAATGATGTCAACACCTTTATACCACACTTCAAGGCCTTCAAAGTCCACGTAAGGATCACCATCGTCACTCAGTAGGTCAAATCCTACGGTGACTTTAGCGTTCTCACCTAAGTTCAAGACAAGACTAAATCTAGTCATTTAAGCACCACCTTTAACAGTGTTAAGACACCCACAAACAGTGAGACGATCATTCTACATCCTCTTGCATTCGTTTCACTGCGCACATTACATCAAACATGACCTTATCGTAGCCATTGGCACGGATAAGACCAGCCATATCGTCAATCACAGAGTGATACCAGCACTCAAAGCGCATAAGTTCTTGCTCTTGTGAGTCAAATTCTTCAATCATGGTTATAGACAAATCATTCATGTTATCACCTTTTAATGATAGTTTATAACATTTAGCCACACATATAACATTGTCTATGTTACATAGAGTCTTTAATGTTACTTTAAAGTCACTAAGACGTTACATCAATGCTTATACGTTAATGTTATAAGTACTTATCTAAGTATATACTTATAGTATTTAACTTCTAAGCATAGAAGCAATGTCCTAGTGTCTATATAGTATAATTATACACGCTCCTCAATCGTTGTCAATGTCTAAAGTGTAACAATCTGTAACATCATCAATGTCTACATCGTTGGTTTCACTGTCCTCGAAAGGGTCAGACTCGATCACGACCCCTGTGGGTAGCTTCGTAGGCAATCCCGGAATCTCACGCAGGCACCCATCGCAGATGTCAAGGAATTCGTTAGTGATGGCATGACGGCGCACGGCCTCATGGTCTTTCAGTTTACGGTCACAGCATACGCATTTCATGGTAAATACTCCTCATCTTCAATTTCATTGTCATCATAGTAGTCAGGATAGGTCTCTGGTTTGAGTTGCCTCACCTGAATGGCTCGAATCTTGTCACGATACCTGTCAAGTTTATCTTGTCGGTGTCTTTACACTAATTTGCTTACAAATAGCTTACATCCTTCTTGCGTGATGGCAACAACAACTCAATAAGCCATCGAATCATAGTATCCCCCGATCAAGTATGCACAAAGCACCACGAACAGCACCAGCCAATGTTTATCTACCATTCTCATATCCATTCGCCCCCTTCGGGTTCTCATACTCCAGTCGTACCATGTCCTCAATGTCAAGGATAATTTGGTAGTCTACAATGTCCATCATGTCAGGAGGGTTATCATCTTGATAGCCACCCAGATAAAGGTCAGTGCATCGAACGATCAAGGGCAATGACTCAATGGATTGTATCTCACAGAGTCCGTGCCACTCACAGCCTCTCAGTTTGTAGATAAATTGTTTAATCTTGGTCATAGTCTTATGCACTACAATGGTGCATCCTCATGGTTTGCAGGATTGAATTTAGGGCGCTTATGCCCAGTGTCCAATGGGTTAGGGAAGGCAGGGAAGGGCCATGTGTACATCATTTAACCCTCTTGATAGTGAACAATTCAAGGCATTCACCCTTAACCCAGCGATCAGGGACAATCTCACCCGTTGCAGGGTCACAATAGGCCATTTCAGGCCCGTAGTTGTTGCAATCGTACCAATGCTGACAGATACCCCGTTCAGAGGCACTAAAGGCCACTATGCCAGATGTTTTGAATTGGACTTCATATCTCATGCAAACTCCTTGTTCACCTTGTAAAACGTGGATTCACCTATTCGTCCCCCTGACATTCCAAATGTAAGACCGGCAACAATCCAAAGCGTTATGTTTTCCACGCTATCATAAGTAGTCGTGCATCCTGTGTTTAAATATCGCTCATTTGTTCTCAAGCAGCGATGGAAATTTTCTTTTGTGGTTTCTTCATAGCGACTCATTTATTTTCTCCGGTTACTGTTTTACTCAAATACACCCGTGAAATACAACTACGCATAACATCCATTGAATGGACATCACCCTCAGTGAAATAGATAGTTACGCTGCCTTGATGCGTATCATGTGCAATACAATACTTACCATGTAAGTGATGCAAAGGTTGTAGTGTTGAGGGTTGATTGATCCAGGCCCTATAAATCATGATGTACCCTTAGTCAAATGTAAACCTACAGATTGTAGGCCATAGCGCACGGGTAAGCATGCGCTACAGTCTCTAATCTATCACTTACCATTCACCCAGTCATTGTAGCGGTTTCGCGTTACGTATGCAAGCGGATAGCTAGGCGGTTTACCTACTATAGCGTGTACACGTTCAAGACTGTATCCGGATTGTAACGCTATCACTTCAAGCGACAATCCGCATACATCATACAGATAAACTATATTCTTTTCGGTCATAGGTCAACCTTTCATGATACGGATAACCTTAGCCATTTTACGGCCATGGGCTGGATACGCTATAACGCCAACTGACTTATCCCAGCAAGCGCGGCAGCCTGAACATTTACCCTCCTGCTCATAAGCACGGCACAATGATACACCGGCGGGCAGAGTCTCGCTGTCAGGGACAATGACACTGCCATGTAACCCGGCGATAAATTCACCTTGTACGCTATCGCTCGAGAATCTAACTGATACGTTAGGCAGCGCTTGCATGGCTTGCAAGACAAGCGAGAATTTAGGGAATTTGTGCATACGTGTAGGCAGCCAGTGCTTACACCACGGCGTTAGCGTCATGACCTCGAGAATCTTTTCGGCTAGGCCCAGCGTGTACATATCGCCTGAATCGAACCAACGGAAATAGCGGTCAGAGTCAAGCGCTTGAACCATATCACTAACCCAGTCAAGCCTTTGCCAATCTTCACGGTTAGACAACCTAGGCGCTTTAACGTTAGGGTAATTGTAGTTGCCTGTGGTGGCATAGCAGCCCTTACATGCATCGACAAGTACGCCCGGTGAAGCGATGCTGCCTGGGCATGTATCGAGCGCTTGCAGAGACCACGAACGGATACCATCAAGCTTAGATGTTTTAGAGATTTTGATCATGTTTAAACCTTGTTAAGTTATGGCCGTGGCCGTGGGTTGATTGTAGGTTATTTGACCAGAACGTCAAAGTAATGCAGAACCAGTGCAGCGAGCAGGAGGCCGATAGCAATGGCGGTGATAGTGTCGATGATTTTGTGCATGATGGATTCTCCTATGTTGTTGATGGTGTGATTGTAGGCCACTTGCGTGACCTGTCAAGAACTATTTTCTAGGTGTTTACCCTAACTTCTTAAAGTTCATTTCAGCCATTGCTTGCTGAACCCAGTGAATGCGACTGTCTTTATAGATAGCATTGCGCAGAATAGTTGCAACTGCTTTGCCTGCTTTGCTATATGCCAGTTTTTCAGTGATCGCGTACATGATAGCCCTTTAATGTGTTGTTGATGTGTCAAGTATAACAGCTCTTTTGTCTTTGTCAACTATTTATCTTGACTGTTACAAACTGTTACAATTACCAATAACCTAACCCTTACAGTTGCTTTGCTGATGCTCTGATGTGGTCGTTGAAGTGTAGCTTTCAAGTGTATCGTTTAGGCACCTACACCGCCACTCGCACATAACCTGTGGATAACCTGTGGATAACTTTAATGACCTCTGAGTCAGTAACTCCGCCAGTCATGATCGAGTGACTGTTAAGCGCTTTGACGTACACGATTGATGGGGGGAGGGGTGTGATGTTAGTGTTTAATGTTGCAGGAGCCTCTGAAGTTCACAAAAAAGTAACTGAAGAAAGAATTCTCAGGCCAAGGCCTTGCGAGAGCCTCTGAAGTTCACAAAAAAGGCTATAAAGCAACTAATTAGGGACAGATAAGACATGATCACTTAAAGCGCTAAGTAGTTGATATACAAGAAAAAGTATAAGAACTAGACAATCCATAGTGTTTAGATTGTAATGGTAAATGTAGAAGTACAAAGAAATGTAAAGATTGAACTAAATTGTAACAAAATGAAGAAAAAGCTTGACAAGATGATCAAAATAGTGTATAATATACGTTAAAGGACAGAACTGTAACTATGACGTTTGACGGTACGTGATAGTCAGTAGAGGAATCTGGACAGTTGATACAACGAATGTATAAGTTAAATACTATAAGAATACTTACTATAAGTACTTATAATATAAGTATTTAAGTTCTTAACTTATACGTTCCTTTAAAGTACTTTAAGCATAGATGTTTTGTCTATAACACTAAGTGTTTTGTCTCCCTAAGAAAGGATAAAGACAAATGGAAAATGAAACAAGTAAACGTAAAGCAGGAAGACCAAAGAAGTCAGAGCTTACGGAAATAAAAGAAAGTAGATCAGTAGGTCGTCCTAAAGGAGAGGCTGCTATCATCAATGAGTATAAGCTACGTATGCTTAACTCACCTAAGAGTGCTAAGGTCTTAGAGGCCATATACGATGCAGCTCTTAACGATGAACACAAGAACCAAGCTGCTGCATGGAAGCTGATTGTCGATAGGATTGTTCCTGTCTCAGCATTCGAAGCAGCTAAACAAGGTAACGGTGCTCCGTCTATCTCGATCAACATCACTAGCTTGAATCAGCCCACTGTAAGCAGTGTTAGCGATGAGGACATAATTGATGTCTGAACTTAACTTTGCCCTCCTTAACTGGCAACAAGAGGTCTTTAAAGACACTGCCCGTTTCAAGGTTGTAGCTGCTGGTCGTCGATGTGGTAAGTCCCGTCTGTCTGCTGTTACTCTGCTCATTGAAGCTCTGAACTGTCCTGAAGGCTCTGCGGTGATGTACATTGCTCCCACGCTGGGACAAGCCCGGACGATTATTTGGGACTTGCTACATGAGCTTGGTCGTCCAGTAATCAAGTCTTCACACATCAATAACCTTGAGATACTCTTGGTTAATGGTAGGAAGATTCTTGTACGTGGTGCTGACAATCCAGACTCTCTGCGAGGAGTGTCTTTGACCTACGTAGTCATGGACGAATGCGCCTTCATTAAAGAAGATGTATGGCAGAAGATTATTCGAGCTTCTTTGTCTGACAAGAAAGGTAGAGCCTTATTCATCTCTACACCCTCGGGTCGTAACTGGTTCTATGATGTCTTTAAACTAGGACAGGAGGGATCAGATGAGGAGTGGAAGGCATGGCACAAGACCACTGCTGATAACGAGACCATTGACCCTAAAGAGATTGAAGCTGCCAAGCGTAGCCTCAGTAGCTTTGCCTTCAAGCAGGAATACTTATCTAGCTTCGATACCGCAGGTTCTGACATCTTCAAGCAAGAGTGGATTAAAGAGGGTGAGATGCCCAAGGATGGCTCTTACGTCATCGCTATCGACTTAGCAGGCTTTGAGAACATCTCAGATGGTTCCCAGAACAAGAAGAGACTAGACGAGACTGCTATTGCCGTAGTGAAGATAGGTACAGATAACAAGTGGTATGTACACAAGATTGAGCATGGACGGTGGGACATCAAAGACACCTGTATGCGTATCTTGAAGAACATTAAAGAGTATCAGCCTATTCAGATTGGTATTGAGCGAGGTACAGCCATGAACGCTGTTATGGGTGTGCTACAGGACATGATGCGTCAGTACAACACTTTTGCTCATATCCAGACACTTACTCACGGCAACAAGAAGAAGGTAGACCGTGTGGTATGGGCACTGCAAGGAAGGTTTGAACATGGTCATGTAATTCTCAATGAGGATGAAGACTTTGAAGACTTCAAAGACCAGCTTGTGATGTTCCCAACCAAAGGTGTACATGATGACTTGGTTGATGCTCTCGCTTACGTTGAACAACTCGCTATCTCATCGTTTCTCCCTGACTATGAAGAGGATGAATATGAGGTTTATGATGACATTAGTGGATACTAACAATGGAAAATAACTTAGAACAATCTCAGTTCGATGAGCCTACAGAGTCAGACAAAGAAGTTACTGACTGGGTTGTGTCGCATACTGATACATGGCGTGACTGGCGTGATCAGAACTATCTGACATCTTGGCAGGAGTACGAGCGTATCTTCCGTGGTCAGTGGGCCGCTGAAGACAAGACCCGAGAGTCTGAGCGTAGCCGTATTATCTCCCCTGCCACACAGCAGGCTATCGAGACTCGTCACGCTGAGATCATGGAAGCTATCTTCGGTCAGGGTGAATTCTTTGACATCAAAGATGACATCATGGACGTTAACGGCAATCCTCTGGATGTCGAAGAGATTAAGCTGAAGTTGAATGAAGATTTTGCTCGTGACAAGATTAAGAAAGCTATCGACCAGATCGAGTTAATGGCTGAGATCTACGGTACAGGTATTGGTGAGATCATTGTCAAGACCGAGAAAGAGTACGCTCCTGCTACTCAAGCTATTCCCGGTGTGGTTGGTCAAGCTGCTATTGGCGTATCTGAGAAAGACCGCACAGCAGTTAAGCTGGTTCCTGTCAATCCTAAGAACTTCTTGGTTGATCCTAACGCTACATCTTTGGATGACGCTATGGGTTGTGCCATTGAAAAGTTCGTGTCTGTTCACAAGGTTGTGGAAGGCATGGAAAGTGGTATCTACCGCAAGATTGACTTAGGTTTGGATGCTCCTGATGATGATTTAGAAGCAACTGACGATTTAACTAATTACCTTGAAGGTAAAGTGCGTCTGTTGACTTACTACGGTTTGGTTCCTCGTGAATACTTGGAACAACTGGAGAACGAAGAAGAGGTCGCTGACCTGTTCCCTGAAGACTCCTTGTCTGATGATTACTCTGACTTGGTGGAAGCTATTATCGTTATCGCTAACGGTAGCAAGCTCCTGAAGGCTGAAGAGAATCCCTACATGATGAAGGATCGTCCTGTCATGTTGTATCAGGATGACACTGTGCCCGGTCGTGTATTCGGTCGCGGAACGGCTGAGAAGGCTTACAATATGCAGAAAGCTATTGACGGTAGCCTGCGTATGGACATTGACTCTCGTGCCCTTACAAGCGCTCCTATGATGGCTATGGATGCTACCCGTCTGCCTCGTGGTGCTAAGTTTGAAGTGCGTCCCGGTAAGTCATTCCTGACCAATGGTGATCCTAACCAGATTATGATGCCTTTGAAGTTCGGTGTTCATGATCCAGCTTCGGTGCAGGCTTCGCAGAACTACGAACGTTTGTTGCTGCAAGCTACAGGTACTGTCGACAGTGCAGGCATGCCCTCCTCTGCTCCTCGTGACGCAGGCGCTGGTGGTATGTCTATGGCTATGGCAGGTATCATCAAGAAGTACAAGCGTACCTTGAGTAATTTCCAAGAAGACTTCCTGATTCCTTTCATTAACAAAGCTGCATGGCGATATATGCAGTTCGATTCCGAGCGTTATCCCTCTGCTGATGTGAAGTTTATTCCTACAGCTACCTTGGGTATATTGGCTCGTGAGTTTGAACAGCAACAGTTCATTGCTTTGTTGCAGACATTAGGCCCAGATACTCCTGTGCTGCCTCTGATTCTTAAAGGTATCTTAGGTAATAGCTCTTTGAGCAACCGTATGGAGTTGATTGCAGCCTTGGATCAGATGAGTCAACCTAACCCACAGCAGCAAGAAGCTCAGATGAGGCAGCAACAGGCTGTTATGGATAAAATGCAGGCTGATTTGGCAGTTGCACAAGCTCAAGCACAGAAATATCAGGCAGAGGCTCAACAAACTATGGTTGAAACTCAGTTAATGCCTGAAGAACTGCGTGTTAAAGTCGTTCAAGCAGCCTCTACTAACCTAGATAACGGCGATGATTTTGATAAACGCTTGAAACTGGCTGATTTGATGCTTAAAGAGAAAGATATTGACTCTAATGAGCGTATCGCTCTGGCTCAGATGAAATCAAAGCAGGCTGAAGATTCAACTTTTCAATCTTTAATGAAGGATACAGCTAATGGCTGACACTAATTTGCTTGTTCTCGCTCGGGAATTTAAGAAACTTCGCACTGATGTCAAAGAAGTTCTTCAAATGCCAGTAGGCCCACAAGGTTTACAGGGTGAGAAGGGCGAAAAAGGTGATAAAGGTGAGACTGGTTCTACTGGTCGAGATGGAAAAGATGGTATTAACGGTAAAGATGGTGTAAACGGTCTTGATGGCGTTAAAGGTAAAGACGGTATTGACGGAAAAGACGGCAAAGACGGTATTTCTGTAGTAGACGCCCGTGTTGATTTTGATGGTTCTTTAGTGCTTACACTATCGGACGGCAATGAAATTGATGCAGGTAAGGTTTCGACAGAACAAGCCGAGAATGTCTATGCCATGTTGAAGAACGGAGCAGCTTCCTTAAATGAGTTGCTTCCTTCTCAAACCGGACAAACAGGTAAAGTATTAGCTACTGATGGTTCTAATGCTTACTGGACTACAGGAGGTGGTGGCGGCGGTTCTGGTACTGTTACTTCAGTTGCTACAGGCACTGGCTTAACTGGAGGCCCTATTACTTCCACAGGTACTATTTCATTAGCAAATACTGCTGTTACAGCGGGTAGCTATACAAGTGCAAATATTACCGTTGATGCTCAAGGCCGCATTACAGCAGCAGCGAACGGTTCTGGCGGAGGTGGTGGTTCTCTTGAAGTTAAAGATGAAGGTACTTCATTAACAACAGGTGCTACCTCCTTAAACTTTACAGGTGCTGGTGTCACAGCAACTGCTTCTGGAAATGATGTTACTGTCGCTATCACAAGTGGCGGTATTTCTTCAGCAGACATTCAAGAGTTTACAACTGCCGGTACATCCACATGGACTAAGCCTGCCGGAGCCAAAATGGTTCATGTTCTTCTTTTTGGAGCAGGTGCTGGCGGTGGTTCAGGAAGACGCAGGGCTCTTCTTTCTGTAGCTTCTGCTGCCTTTGGTGGTGGCGGTGGCGGTGCAGGGGGAAGAACTGAACTGTGGATACCTGCTGCGTCTCTTGCTTCAACTGAAACAGTAACTGTAGGTGCTGGATCAACCGGCGGAGCGGCTCAAACCGTTGACGATACAAGCGGCAGCAATTCTTTAGGCGGCGGTAGTTCATCTTTTGGCTCTTGGGGACTAGCCAGAGGAGGTGGTGCTGCTGGTGGCGGTTCAGGCACCGCTGGCGGATTAGCAGGCGCTGGTGGAGGAGGCGGTGCAGATGGGCTTAACAGCGGCGGCACTAACTACAACAGCGCTGGCGGTGTTGGCGGATCAAACGTAACAACTGGCGGAGGCCGTGGGGCATATAGGGCCGGTGGCGGGGGGAGCGGAAACGGTTTTACTGCTGGCTCTACAACCATGGTTCCCGGAGGAGCTGGAGGTAAAGGCGGTTCAGCTTACGATACCGTTACTACAGCAGTTAACGGAGGTGGGACGGCTGGCGCTGGTAATACCAATGGCGGAACAGGCAGTAATTCAGTCGCATACTTTGTAGGTGGCGATGGTGGTGGTGGTGGCGGTTCTGGTACAACTACAGCAGGCTCTGGAGGTAACGGAGGGTACCCTTCAGGAGGCGGAGGAGGCGGAGGAGCCGGTCATGGTGTCAACTCAGGCGCTGGAGGTAATGGAGCTGACGGGTATATTCGTATAACCACATTCTTCTAAGGACACAAATGCCAAAACAATTTCTATTGAACTCTGACGGCAGCATCCCTGCCAATGCCAATATTGAACTCTTGCAAGCTGAAGGTATTCCATTGGTCATGCCTACACCTATTCCGAGAGAAGCAGGAATGGTAGCAGTTGAGCAAGAACCAGAGCAGGACGCTGATAATGTATGGCATCAGGTGTGGGTTTTAGAGCCTGCTCCTGAGCCTATATTGGAACAGCCTACTGATCCTTTTGCAAATCTGACAGAAGAGCAGAAAAACACTTTAATCTCTATTTTACTCGCATCCACAAATAATACTTGACAAAGTAATACCAAATGTGGTATAATAGTAAAATGTACAACTATAAAGGACTCCAATGGAACAATCCTTAGCAACTTATTACGAAGAATCCTTCTCAACAATGGCTACTCAAGGGTGGTCATTCTTGATGGAGGACTTTACAAAGTTAAAGCAAGAACTAGAAAATATCCGCACGGTCAAAGACGCACAAACATTATCTTATCGTCAGGGCCAACTGGATATTCTGGATCTTATTTTAAATCGCAAGAAGACTTGTGAAGATGTTTATGAGCAGCTTAAGCAGGAGGCACAATAATGCGCCGAATGTTCGAGTTTGTTTGTGAAGATGGCCACATCTCTGAAGCGTTGGTTGATGAAACCGTAAGGGAACTCGCTTGTCGAGCCTGCGGTAAGAACTCAACCAGAATTGTTTCTATGGTTCGTTCACGGTTGGAAGGCATCTCTGGTGCATTTCCTTCTGCGTATGACGCATGGGAACGAAAACGAAGTGAGAAGCTGGCAGTTGAGAGGAAATCCTCTTACGCTGTTCCGGAATAACCTCATTTCATTTCACGGGTAGGTACTGAGAAATCAGTATAGACACATTTTATAGTCCTATAATCTCATAAGAGACAGGAGAAAGACAGTATGGCACTTATTGAAACCGAATCGTTTGACGGTAAAGAGATCGAGATTGAAGAACAGATTCAAGAGACTCCTCAAGAGGAACAAACTCAAGTATCTGAAAGCGTAATTGACAAGATTATTCCTGAGAAGTATAAGAACAAGTCCATTGAGGATATTGTTAAAATGCACCAAGAAGCTGAAAAGATGATTGGTAAGCAAGCACAGGAAGTTCACGAAGTTCGTTCTTTAGCAGATCAACTCCTTAAACGGCAACTCGAAGAAGATAATAAACCTGTTGTCGAGAGTGCGCCCGAAGTAGATTTCTTTGAGAACCCTCAAGATTCTATTAAACGTGCTATTGAGAACAATCCCGCAGTTCTGGAAGCTAAACAAGCTAACCTTGAATTTAAACGGATGAAGACAGCACAGCAGCTTTCAGCTAAACATCCTGATATGCAAACCGTTGTCCAAGACACAGGTTTCCAAGAATGGGTTAAAGCAAGCCAAGTGCGTATGGGTCTGTATGCTAAAGCAGACGCAGAGTTTGACTTCAGTGCTGCTGATGAACTCTTGAGCACATACAAAGAACTTAAGCAAGTTCGCAACAACAACGTACAGGAAACTGGTAAACAACAGAAAGCACAAGCCTTAAAGGCCGCTGGTGTTGATTCTGGAGGTTCTGGCGAAGTTGCAAAGAAAGTGTATCGTCGTGCGGATTTAATCCGTCTTAAGATGACCGATCCAGATCGTTATGAGCACCTACAACCTGAAATTATGGCTGCTTACAGCGAAGGTCGAGTCAAGTGATCTAATCACAAAATCTAAACAAATCTTTAATTGAAATTATAGGAGTATTCAAATGCCTTTAGGTACTAATAACGTTACAGTCACTACCGCCGCAACCTTCATCCCTGAAGTTTGGAGCGATGAGATTGTTGCTGCATACAAAAAATCCCTCGTGATGGCTAATCTGGTGAAGAAGATGTCGTTCAAGGGTAAAAAGGGTGACACCGTTCACATTCCTTCGCCTGTCCGTGGTGACGCTTCTGCTAAGACAGCAGGCAGTCAAGTGACTCTGATTGCCGCCACTGAAGGCGACATCGCAGTCTCTATCAACCAACACTTCGAGTACAGCCGCTTGATCGAAGACATCGTGGAAGCACAAGCTCTGTCGAGCCTGCGTAGCTTCTACACTGATGATGCTGGCTTTGCTCTGGGCAAGAAGGTTGACTCTTCGTTGATCCAACTGGGCCGCGCTGCTCGTGGCGGCAACGGCGCTAACCAAGCCTACACAGGCGGCATCATCGGTTCTACCGGCGCTGCCTACACTTCCGGTTCGTCTAACGCTGCCAACATCGCTGATGCGGGTATCCGTGCAGCTATTCAGTTGCTGGACGATCAAGACGTGCCTATGGACGGTCGTTCGCTGGTGGTTCCTCCTGTTGCCCGTAACTCTATGTTGGGTATCGCTCGTTTCACCGAGCAAGCCTTCAAAGGCACTGGTTCTACCTTGATGAACGGCGAGTTCGGTGACATCTATGGCGTGAAAGTCTATGTGTCTACCAACTGCGACACTGCTGCTGGTAACACCAACACTGACCGCGCTGCTCTGATGTTCCACCGCGATTGGGCTGTTCTGGTTGAGCAGATCGGCGTTCGTGCTCAGACTCAGTACAAACAGGAATACCTCGGTAACTTGTTCACTGCTGACACTCTGTACGGCGTTGCCGAACTGCGTGACTACGGCGCTGTGCCAATCATCGTGGACGCTTCGGCAGCCTAATGGTTGAGGAGGGCCCTTCGGGGCTCTCTTTTATTTATCACTTACGCTGTGAGTTATAAACAAAGGAGAATATATGGTACGCTTTCAAATGAAGACAAGTAATCGTCCACAGACTATTGCAGTTGTGAAGAGTAAGGTTGATATTGATAGCTTTCGCTCTAATCCTGAGTGGTATGAGATTGTTGAAGAGCAGGCTTCTATGGAAGTCGTTACTCGTAAACGTAAAGTAAAAGGAGCTAGTAATGGCGACAAAGAAGAAAAAGACTAAAGAAGAGAAAGTCATGAAAGAGTACAAAGAAGGTACTCTACATAGTGGCAAAGGTGGTACTGTTGTTACTGATCGTAAACAAGCTATTGCTATCGCCCTGTCTGAGGCTGGCAAATCTAAACCAAAGAAGAAAGCTAAATAATAATGGCATTACCAACTTACCTAGAACTGGTCAATGATGTTTTGGTTCGTATGCGCGAACCTGAAGTATCTACCGTCCAAGAAAACGTACTCTCTAAGCTCATTGGTAAGTTGGTCAATGATGCCAAGAGACAAGTAGAGGATTCTTATAAGTGGTCAGCACTGATCACTGACATCCCTGTAACCACTGCTGACAATACTTCAACGTATTCCATTGCAGGTTCTGGTTCTCGGTACAAGGTCAGTGAGTTACACAATACTACCAAGTATATTGGCCTCAAGACAATCTCTTTAGCTACCTATAACTTATGGAGTGGTTCTACAGGATCTCCTCAAAAGGGTTCTCCTAACTACTACTGCTTCAACGGTATCGACAGCAACGGAGATGCTAAGGTAATGCTCTGGCCTGTTCCTGACGCTGCTTATGCTATCAATGTTCAATTGTACGTACCTCAGTTAGCTCTGAGCACTGATAGTAGCACAATGTTGGTTCCTTCGGAGCCTGTCATCTTAGGTGCATTTGCCCGTGCCTTGGTTGAGCGTGGTGAAGACGGTGGCTTGAATAGCTCTGAAGCCTATGGCTTGTATAAGGCATCGTTGGCTGACGCTATCGCTATTGAGAGTTCTCGCTTTGTTGAGGAAGATGGTTGGGAGGCTGTATGAGCCAACAGATCCAAACATTTAGTATCACTGCTCCGGGCTTCTATGGTCTGAATACCCAAGATAGTTCACTAGATTTAGCTTCTGGTTTTGCTTTGGTGGCTAACAACTGTGTTATTGATCAATACGGTCGTGTGGGTTCTCGTAAGGGGTGGACTAAAGCTAATACAACTTCGTCTGCTTTAGGTACTGCTGATATTAAAACTATTACTGAGTTAGTGGATAAAGATGGAACTACTTACACTCTGTGTGCCGGTAACAATAAACTCTTTAAGCTTTCCTCTGGCGCTCTCACTGAACTTACCTTTAACGGTGTAGGAACTGCTCCAACGATCACAGATAGTAACTGGTCTACCGCCTTTTTAGATGGTGACCTTTACTTCTACCAACGAGGACACGTACCTATTGGCTTTGATCCTGCTACTTCCTCCACTACGTACTATCGAGTTGACCAAGAAGCAGGCTATAACGGCACAGTCCAGTTAGCAAATATTGTAATCTCTGCTTTGGGTCGTATCTGGAACGCAGACACAACTACCGACAAGGTAACTGTTCAATGGTCTGATTTAAAGAATCCTCATAAGTTCGGCTCAGGGACAGCAGGTACGTTAGATACCACTACTGTGTGGCCTAAAGGAGGGGATATTATTACTGCTCTGGCTGTACACAACAACTTCTTGTTTATCTTTGGTAAGCAGAATATCCTTGTGTATCAAGGCGCTAATAACCCGGCTACTATGTCCTTGTACGACACTATCACAGGCATTGGCTGCATTGCCCGTGACACGGTAGTTAACACAGGAACAGATGTTATCTTTTTGTCGGATACAGGTGTTCGTAGTATTTTACGCACAATTCAAGAGAAGTCTGCTCCTTTGCGTGACCTGTCTAAAAACGTACGTAATGATCTACTGTCTGCTGTAGCTAGTGAAGATAAAGCAACTATCAAGGCTGTGTATAGTCCCCGTGAAGCATTTTATTTGCTTACGTTGCCTGTTTTGAAGACAGTATATTGTTTTGACATGAAGACTACTCTTCAAGATGGCTCTGCTCGTGTAACTACTTGGGATAGTATTGAACCTAAGAGCTTTTGTTATCGCTCAGATGGTTCTTTGTTAATTGGTAAAGCTGGCTACATTGGAACATATACTGGGTATTTAGATAATACCTCTACTTACCGTTTTCAATACTTTACCAACCACACTGACTTAGGCGCTCCCTCAGTTACATCTGTGCTTAAGAAACTTTCAGTGGTTGTCATTGGTGGTGCTAATCAGTATGTTGCGATGAAGTGGGGTTATGACTTCTCCGGTAACTACTATGCCCAAACCGTAAATATTCCCGCTCAAGGGGTTGCTTATTTTGGCATAAACGAGTATAATGTTAGTACATCTACCTTTTCTAATGGTACAGCATTACAAACTTTAGTTGCATATCCTACAGGGGCAGGTAAAGTCATCCAAACAGGATACGAGGCAGACATCCAAGGAACTCCTCTGTCTATTCAAAAGATCGAGATCCAAGCTAAGAACGGAAAGATTGTATAATGACTGATTACGTAAAATCAACTAACTTTGCCAGTAAGGATTCTCTTGCTACTGGTAATCCTTTAAAAATTATTAAAGGCACTGAGTTCGATACTGAATTCAATAATATTGCTACATCTGTGGCTACCAAGGCTGACCTGAATAGTCCTACGTTTATCGGTACTCCTGTTGCTCCAACAGCTTCCTCAGGTACTAATACTACTCAGTTGGCTACTACTGCTTTTGTTGTGGCTCAGATTGCTGATGATGCTCCGACTAAAACAGGTACAGGTGCTTCAGGAGATTGGCCTATCAATGTAACAGGCAGTTCAAGTACTGTGACTACAGTTACGACATCTCAAGTTTTAGGAGCTACTGCCGGTTCTTCAGCAAGTGCAGTAGGGACATATATTTATGCCGAACTTGTAATTAGTACATCGTCTACAGTGCAAGCAGGAACAAACGTTTCCGGTTCATCTTTACAGCCTGCTTGTTTCTGTTATGATTTATTTTTCGGAAATGCTTGGTTTGCTTCGGCGCAAGGCCCGGCTCTAACAGGAACATGGAAACTTATGAGTTCAATCCCTAACACAGGGACTACTTACTCTATTGTTGCTTTATTTTTGCGGGTAGCATAAGGAATACATATGAAATTAACACTTGTAGATGTTAAAAATCCAGTTTGGATGAATGAAGAACATACTCTAATTGACTGCGATTTGACTGTAAAAGAATTGGATTTTTCTTTGCCTTTTACAGCAAGTCCTAATGATGTTGCCGAACACGGAAAAGAAATCTTTGCTCGAATTGCAGCTAAAGAGTTTGGGGAAATTTCAGAATTTGTTCCAAAAGTAGTTAACAAAAAATAAAGAAAAACATGGATAATAATACTCTTCATCATTTCTCCGATGGCTTATATGCTAAACAGATGGACATACCCAAAGGATCTATTGCCTGTCAACACAAGCATGAATATGATCACTTGAGTATCCTCGGTAAAGGGAAGGTAAGAGTATTATTTGATAATGATGTTAATGAAGTGTTTGAAGCCCCTGCTTGTATCAATATCAGAAAAGGCATCAACCATACTATCCTCGCTTTAGAGGATTCAACTTGGTTCTGTATTCATCATACATTCGAGACAGATATGAATAAAATTGATAATGTTTTAATTAAGCAGAAAGAGGAGGCGTAAGATGCCTATTGGTGCTATTATTGGTGCAGGCATGGGCTTGCTAGGTTCTTCTATGCAGGCAGACGCAGCTCAATCGGCTGCACAGTCTAACGTAGAAGCTGCTCGTATCGCTGCTGAAGCTCAGAAGTTCCGTCCCGTTGGTGTGACCACTCGCTTTGGTACTTCTAACTTTCAAATGGGTATTCCCGGAGTTTCTGCTCCTTCTCGTTCTGCTTATCAAACACAAGCTGAATACGATCAGGCTTTGTCCGATTATCAAACACGGGTCGCCAAAGAAGGTCAGTTAGTTAGTGCAGGCTACAACGTAGCTCCTGACATTGCTGCTATGCGTGATCGTCTATTCTCTCAAGCCGGTGGTCAAGGCTTCCAGACTGCTGAACAAGCTCAGACGGCTCAACAGGGCTTATTCAATCTGGGTAATCAGTATCTGGCTCAGTCTCCTGAAGCTGCTGCACAGCAGTGGATGACTTCTCAGCAGGCTCTGTTGGCTCCGAGCCGTGAACAATCTCTGGCACAGTTGCGTACAGGTTTGTTCAATTCTGGCCGTGAAGGTTTGTCTATCGCTCAAGGCGGTAACTTGCAAGCTACTAACCCTGAATTGGCTGCTTTTGCTAATGCTCAGGCAATGCAGGACTTACAACTGGCTTCTCAGGCACAGCAACAAGGCCGTGCTCAGACTCAGTTCGGTGCAGGATTGTTCGGTACTGGCTTGGATATTGCTACCGCTGGCTACAATCCTCTGAAGACTCAGTTTGGCTTAGGTCAGACAATGGAATCTGCTGGTCAAGGTGCTCTGGACTTAGGCTTGAACATTGGTGGTCGTACTACTCAAGGTGCTGCCAACGCGGCTAACACTATCTACAACGCTCAGACCGCTGCTAACGCTGCCAATGCTTACAGTCCTGTAGGTGCCTCGTTGATGGGTGCTGCTGGCAATCAACAGTTGTTGAAGGCGTTTACGAACATGGCTAACCCCTTTGGAGGTACGCCTCAAGGTGCTTACGGACAACAAGAACAATACTTAGCTGGTGCTCTGTCTAACCCACAGACACAACAAGCTCGTATGTTAGCTGCCCAGTGGGGCGAATAAGGAGTAATTATGGCTGAAGTTATGAATAGTTTATTCGGAGTTACTCCAGAGTCTTTGATGGCTCAACGTGAAGCTGCATTGTCTCAACAAGCTCAACAGTTTGCACAGTTGAGTCCTATGCAGGCTGCTCAGGCAGGCTTCTACACAGCAGGTAATCGCTTGGCAGGCGCTGCTGGGGGTTTGCTTGGTGCTCAAGATCCTGAGATGGCTAAGGCTGCTGCTTTGCAGGGTATCTTGAAAGGTGCCGATACTACTTCTCCTGAAGGACTTGCTACACTGGCTAAGACACTCAGCGGACAAGGCTTTGGTGCTCAGGCGATGCAGGTTATGGATCAAGCTCGTCAAGCTCAGTTACGTGCTGCTCAAACAGGTAAAGCTGTTGCTGAACAACGTAAAGTAGAGCTGACTACTGCTCAGGAAGAGAAACTTCGTGCAGAGCTGGCTGCTTTAGGGCCAGATGCCACAGAAGAACAATACTTGCAGGTTGTACGTAAGTATGGTGATCCAGACAAGATCATGACCAGTATCCAGACAACACAAGGCCGTCAGGATACCAACGCTGCACGGGTTGAGGCTGCACGTATTGCTGCTGAGAACCGATTAGAAGTTGCTCGTCAACAAGGCGCTACACAGGTTCAGATTGCTCAGATGGCTGCTCAATCCCGTCAGGAACTTGCTCAACTAGCAGCTTCCTTAAAAGGCGAAAAACCTCTGACAGAGTTCCAAGGTAAATCTTTGACGTTTGGTACAAGGGCTGCTGAAGCACATAGTATTCTAAATAATCTTGAGAATACTTATAATACGCTTTCTGCTAATTATCTCCCTTCTTTTGTTAACTCAGCGGAAGGCCAGAAGGCTCAACAAGCTCAAAACAACTTTGTTAATGCTGTTCTGCGTCAAGAATCTGGTGCTGCAATTAATGCCTCTGAATTCGAGAATGCCCGTAAACAGTATTTCCCGCAACCCGGAGATTCGCAAGCAGTGTTGGACCAGAAGAGACAGAACAGAGAAACAGTTATTAAAGGCTTCTCTCGTCAAGCAGGCCCAGCAGGTAAGGATGTAGTGGAAGCGCTCAACACTCCTTCCCTTAAGCCTTTAAAGACAACCTTTAATACTGTTGCTGAAGCAGAAGCTGCTAATCTTCCTAAAGGTACTAAAATTACTGTCGGCGGTAAAAAAGCTATTGTGGAGTAACTATGGGTATTAAATTTATTGAAGATACAGAGGATACTAAATCTGCTGCTAAATCTTCTATCAAAATGATTGAGGGAGACGCCAATGCTCCTTCTAGCGGCTTTTTGATGGGCTTAAAAGACCCTATCAGCGGAGGTGCTCAGTTTCTTCCCAAAGGCTTAGAACTGCTTACGTCTTTGGGAGGTACAGTTCCTAATCCTGTAAGTAAGTTTTTTGGTTCGGAAGCTCAACGAGTTAGTGAGATGGTCAAAGCTGAAGAAGCTGGCTATCAAGCTAATCGTGCAGCATCTGGTTCTGAAGGCATAGATTGGAGTCGCCTTGCCGGTAACGTAGTAAACCCTGCTAACATTGCAGTAGGTTTACGTGGAGCACAGGCAGCACAGGCGTTAGGAGCAACAGGACGGGCTATTCCAGCAGCGGCAGCAGGAGCGGCTCAGGCAGTATTAACTCCTGTCACTTCTGAAGGAGATTACACTACTGAAAAAGCTACTCAAATCGGTATTGGAGCCGGTATGGGGGTGTTAGGGGAAGCTGCTGCTCAAGGCGTAGCCAAGATTGCTAATCCTCTTGTGTCCAAAGCAGAAAAGACAATGCGCGATCTAGGCATTACACCAACTCCGGGACAGACAATGGGAGGAGTCTTTAAGAAAGCTGAGGATTTCGCTCAGAACTTGCCACTGGTGGGAGAACAAATCCGAGGCGCACGAGAGAAAGTTCTATTTGATTACAATAAAGCTGTTATCAATAAAGCACTAGATAAAGTAGATGACAAACTGCCAGCTAGTGTAGTAGGAAGAGATGCCGTTAACTACGCTGCTGAACAGATTTCAAATAAGTATGATGATGTATTGGGTAAAATGTCCTTTAACTTGGACTTTAAAACAACATCGGGTATCCTTTCCTCTTTGAATAAATCTAATCTTACTTCAGATGCACAGCGTCAAGAAGCAACTAATGTTTTAAACAACATTGTGTTGGATAAGTTCAGCAACAGTAAGATTCCCGGAACTACCTATAAACAAATAGAATCTGATCTTCGTAAGGAAGCAAGTAAATATTTGAATAGTGCTTCTGCTTCTGATCGCAATGTAGGGGAAGCTCTTCAGAATGTCTTAAAGACTTTCAAAGAAGAACTTAAGAGTCAGAATCCTAAATGGACTTCTACTCTTCGCCGTATTGATAGCGCTTACGGTGACTTGTCTATCATGAGTAAAGCAGCTGCTAATACAGGCGCTGAAAACGGAGTGTTTACGCCTAAACAGTATCAACTTGCTGTAAAACAGTTGGATGTTACTCGTAATAAGAAGAACTTTGCACGAGGACTTGCACGAGGACAGGAACTGGCAGAAACAGGTATGCAGGTAATCGGTAATCCTGTCAACTCTACCTTGGAAGGACGTTTAGCCTTGAGCGCCGCAGGAGGAGCTGCGTTGTTGTCCAATCCTCAAGTAGCTATCCCAGCCTTATCTGCGACAAGTGCGATGTATTCTGCTCCGGGTCTTAAAGTAACGGATGCTCTTTTACGCCAGCGGCCAGAGTTAGCTAAGTTGTTGGGGCAGACTATCCAGCAAAGCACTGTACCTACTGGCGGTTTATTTGGGTATCCTCTCTCACAGGAAGCAGGTAGATAAAATGACATTCTCATTCGGAAACAGATCTAAGGAACGTCTAAGCGGAGTACATCCTGATCTAGTGAAAGTAATTGAGGAGGCTATCAAAGAGTCTCCTCTGGACTTCTCCATCACCGAAGGCTTACGTACTAAGGAGCGCCAACAGGAACTCTTTAGTGCGGGTAAGTCTCAGACGATGAACAGTAGGCATCTGACAGGGAAGGCTGTGGACATCGCTGTGATCAAGAATGGTACTGTGACTTGGGAGTTAAAATACTATCGCATTGTGACTGACCATATTAAGAAAGTGGCAAAAGAACTTGACATTCCTATCGTTTGTGGGATAGACTGGACATCTTTCGTCGATGGTCCGCACATCGAATTACATAGTGCAAAATACGTTTAAGGAAACAATATGAATTGGGTTAAGCATCCGATATACAATCTTTTTGTTACTGAAGAAGGCTTCATCAAAGGCCCCTCAGGTAAGATTAGGAAACCACGCACTGACCGTTATGGTTATCTTCGTATCAATATCTCGATAGGTAACAGTAAGAACAAAACTGTAACAATTCATCGCCTTGTAGCTGATTGTTTTAAACTGCGAGGACAAGGGAATACAGTCGATCATATTGACGGAAATAAAAGCAACAACCATATTTCAAACCTTCAGTTAGTAACAGCAGGTGAGAACTGTTCTTTAGCTTTTAAGCGGGGACAACACTCTAAATGCCATGAAGTGGAGATTGATGGCCAGTTCTTTTATAGTAAGCGAGAAGCATCTCGTGTATTAAATGTAGAAAGAAAGAAACTATGATCTCCTTTAAAGATGGCCCTCACTTTGAACTTAACAAAAGCAAATATCCATGACAACAGATAATCTAAAACATAACATTCAAGTGATTAAAGCTCAGGCTGAAGTAGAATTAAGTAAGCTCCATGCTGAGAGTTCTGCCAAGGAAGTTGCAGGTAAGGCTATTGGTGAGGGTGGTTTATTCTACATCACCTTAATCATTGCCATCGGTGTTGGTGCTTCTATCGTCCTTGATAACGATAAGATTGCTGCTGTTATGGGTCTCTTAGGCGCTGCCTTAACAGCCTTGATTAGTATGCTCAATGGCATTGCAGGTACTGCTCCGAAGCAAGAGAAGCCTGAGTTTGAAGTTATTCGTGACTTGATCTCTAAGCTTGATAAGCTCAACGACAAGGAACCTATGTCTGTGACGGTTGATGGTGGTAAGGTTACTGTCTCTAAAGGCAAGGACTCTATCACTACAAGTAAGGAGTAATCTCGTGGTACTTGATTCCTTATTAAACTTCGGAGGTAAGCTCTTAGATAAGTTCATCCCTGACCCTGCTCAAAAGGCAGAGGCTCAGATGAAGCTGGCAGAACTGGCTCAGAAGGGTGAACTTGCTAAGATGGCTAACGATATTGAGCTGTTTAAGACAGAGCAAGGTAATGTGACTGAGCGATGGCAATCGGATATGTCTAGTGATTCTTGGCTATCTAAGAACATTAGACCTATGTCTTTAATCGCTATCCTATCTGGGTACTTCACCTTTGCAATGATGAGTGCTTTCGGGTATAATGCTAATGAGTCCTATGTTACTCTCTTGGGTAACTGGGGAATGTTAATCTTTGGTGCTTACTTCGGTTCTCGGAGTCTGGAGAAGATTACCGAACTTAGGAGCAAGAAATGAACCAAGAAGTATCACACAATGAAATCTATGAGAGGTTGTGTAAGGTAGAAGCTAAGGTAGACAAGGTATCTAAGGACACAGAAGGAATGGTAGCAGCCTTTAACGCTGCCTCCGGAGCCTTTACCGTACTTGAGTGGATCGCTAAAGTAGCTAAACCCTTGTTATGGATTGTGGCTACTGTGGCTGCTTTCGTGACTATTGCACATAACAGTAAACCATAAACAGATAAGGCCCGTTAGAGGAAACTCTAACGGGCCTTTTTCATTTACTCTACAGTAACTTCCTTAACCTTCGCAGGCTTAGGTGGCTTACTCAATCCATTGAGATATTTATAACGCTTAGTCATACGCTTACCTGACTCTTCAGCGTCGAACCAGAACTCCTTACCATTCTTCAGTTCATCAAGTTCCTTGTCTGTCAAGAATCCTTTGTAGGCTTGGTCAAGGAGTTTGTTAATCTGTCGTGTAGCAAACTCAGTCTGTCCTTTGACATTCGGCACAGTACCGATGGAACCATAATGAGCAGTATGAAGCATGAACTCAGCACTATCAGCAATATAGCACTCAGGAGCCATACAAGCCAACATACTAGCTGCTGAGTACGCAGCACCGATAACTGTAACAGATACATCACCACGACATCCTTTCATTGCCTCAATGATCTGCCAGATACTATCTGAGCGTCCTCCTGAGCTATTCACCAATAGGTTAACTGAGTCATTCTCACTGCAAGTAGCCAAGCAATGGATAACATCACGGTAGTTGCGAGGGTCTGTAATATCATCGTCAATGAACACCAAGTGAGTGTGCATCTGCTGAGTGATAGTACGGATAAGACCCTTCTGCTCTTGGGGCATCATCAAGAGTTCTTCCAAGTTTTCATTTGCTTTCATTCACCATCCTCGTACTTAGTCTTAGCAATAATATAGTTCTTAACTAATGAGCTACGAACAATATCTTCAATGTGGAATTCAATCCGGATAAATTCTTTCATTTTAGCGGCAATGTCAAAGAACTTTAAGATACCTGATTTATCATCTTTCTTTTTCAAATCAGTTTGACGGTAATCACCACAGAAAATAATCTTAGATTTATCTCCTACTCGTGTGATCACTGTGTCTAACTCTTCAAAGGTAAGGTTTTGCACCTCATCCACGACAATGATGCTGTTAGAGAAGGTAGTTCCTCGAATGAACGAGGTAGACACAAACTCAATATGTCCTTGCTCTACCAGTCGATCCCACGCATCCTTGCGCTTGAACAGGTCACTACAGATCTGTCGATAAGGCTGGATATACACCTCCATCTTCTCATCTGCATCTCCGGGCAAGAATCCCATATCACGACCTTGTACGCTACTACGGATCACAGTCACCTTGTTAAAGGGATTGTTACGATCCAAAGCCTCTTCCAAGGCCTTATACAAGGCAATGTATGTCTTACCTGTACCTGCTACGCCATGCAATGCCATGAAATAGTTAGAGGCTTGATAGGCTTCAAAGAAGTCCATCTGCTTCTCAGTCTTAGGCTTAATGACTGTCATGTCATCTAGCTTCAACTTCAGACTGTTACTTACCTTCTCTCGTGGAGTCAGTTCCTTAGCTGGGATAGCTCGGTTCATTTGCTTAGTTGCCATTAATACTTCCTTGGTTAAGCTTCGTTGATAAACACTAGATGAGGCATCTGACGCACCTGTGGGAACCTCTCAAGGAAGTCCTCACGAGATAGGTCAACACCTACTACGATCTCTGTAAAGGCTTCGCCCTCCTTGTTCAGGCGAGCCTTCAGAGCCGTACACGCAGGGCAATTCTCCTTGCTATATACTTCAATCTTCATTTAGATTTCCTTCTTTAATTTCTACCGGAATAATTTTAGAAAGATCGTACTCTAGTACCTTTTTAATGTCTTTTGTCAACTTATATTTATTTTTCAATCTTAAAGCATCTGGCTTTCGACTAAAGAAACGAGTTCCTGTAGAAGTATTTGCTATTTGAATACCTTCAGTATCGACCACAATATAAACTTTCATCTTTCTCTCCTAGTTAAGCGTGACAGGCAACACATTCACCAGAGCTGGCACTTACGCCTGCCTTCGTACGAATGTAATATAGACTCAAGATAAGAGGATCCTTAAACGCTGCCTTGTGGACAGCAGAGATATGTTCCTCTGGATCATCTGCGCCGAAGAACAGATTGATGGACTGACCTTGGCAGATATACAACTGACGCTCAGACGCTTGGTTCAAGATGACGTAAGGGTCAATCTCAAACGCTGTCTTGAACACTTCCTTCTCAGCCTCAGTCATCCATGTAACGTGTTGGATAGAACCATCGTGACTTGCAATCTCAAGCAATGTTTCACGACTGTACACACCTTCACGCTTCATGATCTCCAGCAGCTCAGGAACTACTCGAATGGTTTCTCCGCCTGCTCCTTGCTGGACAAATACGTTCCCAATGAATGGCTCAATTCCTTGGGACACTCCACCCATGAGTTGTGAGGTAGACATCGTAGGTGCAACAGCAAGTCGATGAGTATTCCTGACCCCATAACCTTTACAATATTCCGGTTCTCCGAGCTTGTCGGCGAGGTAGCGCGAAGCTGACCCGGACTGACGGTTGAGTTCATTAAAGATCTCCACATTAAGTTTCTGAGCTTGGAAGCTCTCAAAAGGCAGCTTACGCTTATGCAGCAGTGAGTGCCAACCAAGAACACCAAGACCTAGCGCACGACTCTTTTCAGTACTCGCCACTGCTTTTTCAAAGCCTCTTTTGCCAGCAGCCATCGACAAGAACTCACTAGTAACACAATCAAGAAATACTGTCGCAGTAAATACAGCATCCGTGTCTTTCCACTCATCGTACTTCTCCAAGTTCATACTAGCCAAGATACAAGTGAATGTCTCTTCCTCACCGCTGTGCAGCATGATCTCTGTACACAGATTAGAAGCCTTAACATCCAAGCCATGAGCCTTGTACATCTCAGGGCGGGCTTCAGCGACCTTATCGGTAAACAAGAAGTAACCCTTACCTGTCAACATCTTCAGCTTCAACGCCTTCTGATAACGCTCAATAGCTTCAGGATGTCCACTGTCCAAGGACTCCATGAACTCAGCGCTGACAGTCCAACCAACGTTAGCATCATCAGGGTTATTCTTTACCCAATCAGCTAACTCGTGAAAGTCAGGGTGATCAATAGGAAGATAACCAGCCCAAGCGCCTCGCCGAGCAACACCTTGAGTCACTCGCTTCATAGCATCTACATAGGTTTGAAAGACTGGTAGAACTCCCGAAGCTGTGCCTCCAGTCCCGATTTGAGAACCCCGTGGTCGAATGTCCCCCAGATAACCACTAGTGCCAAAGCCATTCTTAGTAAGAACAGCGGTATCAAGTAACTCACCATAGAAGTCAGCAACAGAATCACCAATGTACTGACCGCTACAAGCCACAGGCATACCTTTATTGGTGCCAAGATTAGCCAGCGTAGGCGTTGAAGGACTAAGCCAGCCGTTCCAAATAACTTCATAAAACTTACCTTTCCAGTCTACCCCGTCATTAGGTGCGTGTTTAGCTGCTGTCTCAGCGATCTGTTCTACACGGTTCTTAAAGCTTGTTGAGCCTTCCATATACTTACTCTTGAACAGTCCCCATCCTCCGGTTTGATAAAACATCGGGAGAAGTCCTTGGTTTTGCAGACGCTTACGCTCCGCACTCAGGAACTCATACTTATTGTCCAACACTGGTGTGCTTACCATGTAAAGCCTTTCTCGTTCCATTTGCGTGAATACTGATTGCCAACCTTGGCGAAAAAATCGTGGATCACAGAGGTGCTAATACCAATGTAGAACCACTCAGAGATTGTATCACCAGTTTCATCAAAGATAGTGTCAAAGCCCAAATTGTTCAAACATACGTTAGCTCGTGCATTCACAAAAGCCTTCATAGCTGTAGCGTTGATACCTTCAATGTCTCCGTGAGAGAACAGCAGGTCAACGATACGATGCTCATGCTCAACCAACGCTTTAGCAGCTTGCTCAACTCGTGCTTTCATCCATCCCTTATCCAGCTTGTTTTCATCCATGTAGGTACGGAACAACCAAGCACCTGCTTCGTGGTGAATATTCTCGTCTCGCACAGAGAAGTTGATACCTGCCACAAGGTTACTCAGTTTGTTCTTACCGTTACTCTGGAAGTGCTTCAGGAAAGCAAAGCTGGAGTACAAGATACAGCCTTCCATCATGGAGAAGACAGCCAAGGAAAGGGGAATATCACGACTACCAGCAATAGCATCCAAGTACCCGACACGGCTAGCCAGTACAGGATCATACTGCCAAGATTGATGGAACTCTTCAGTAGCCAGTCCCAGCAGTTCATTAATCCGGTTATAAAATCGTGCATGGACATTACTTTCAAAGTAGCAGAAGGCATCCGCCATCAGACCAATATCAGGATGCTGAAAGTTAGGTTTAACAGTACCAGACCAATACTCATCACCAACAATACGTTCGTACTTGGTAAAGAGCTTGAGTGAAGTAGTAACACCATGACGTTCAGCAGGAGTAAAGTCGGTAAGAATGCTGTGTACATCTTTTTCCAAATCAATCTCGTCAAATGTCCAGAACACACCATTCTGTTTATCTGCAAAGGCCAGAGCCTCTGGATAATCGAAGGTGTACGTAGTCTTCTTCGTTAGAAGGTTTCTCATTCAATCTCCCGCATAAGTTTATCCTGTTGTTCTTCAATGTAGTCTTCAAAGCGCTCTACGATGTCATCACTGCGAATCTCTAACAGTTCCAGCAGTGTTACTTCGTCGACACGTTGAAGCTTCTCTTTAAGCTCGTCAAACGTGATGTTCATAGCTATCAATCAGCTTATCCAAGTACCATCGGGCTTTCTTCAGGTCTTCCTGACCGTTCTTGTCCATAAAGCGCATCAAGTATTGCATCATCTGAACATAGTCAGCATCAAATAGAGGAGAAGAATTAATTGTGGTATTCCCTTCCTCATTATAGGCAATGTAAATCCTTTTCATGAGCTGTTCAATGACATCCCGTACCTCAATACCTTCTTCCTCGAACAGCATATAGTGTTTAGGCTTACTCACGGTATCATATTTCAACTCTGGATAGTCATCCAATGTGCTTCCGCCTCCATGGTCGTTAAACTTAAACCAATCATCAATAGCTTCTTTAAGAGGCTTGGAAGAATGATCTGTTGCGTACATTGTCCCTTTAACAAAGTTAGAATACGCATAGCACGAACCACAAGGAGTCTCTGACTCTTTATCCATTAGTGCATAGAAGCACTGATCACATTTGTTTGCCATATTTACGCTCCTCTCTAGCTTTGTAGGCATCTTCTGCTGTGTCCCAAAGTCCACAGTATATTTTTTCATAGTTTCTCCAAAAGTAACTTTCATACTTTTTAGCTGCCTTATGATAACTAACGCCTGTAAAACCTGTTTTATTAGTTTTAAATTTTCGTGCTTTAGCTATATTTTCTATTTGGGTACATCCTTGTAGATTTTCAATTTTGTTATTGAACACGTTTCCATCAATATGATCTACCACTTTTGGAAAGTAACCATGATGGTAAAAGAAAATTAAACGATGAAGCAGATAACCTCGTGAATCAAAAGTCAATCTCCGATATCCTCGTGTTGTTTCATAAGATTTATCAATCGGAGTTCCTTTCAAAACAAGTCTTCCTAAGTATCCATCATAATCATATTTTATTTTAATCTCTTTTAGAAGCCGGTCGTTTAATTCCACCATATTTTTCTCCTAGATATTCTATTGAAAGAAGAAGCTCATCAAAGCCTCCATCCTTAACAT